TAATTTTGCATTTTTCTATTATTACTGTCAGTTGGAGAAGATTTTTTTATTATGTTTGTGGGGTGGGAAAGATACCACAACGACTAAATTAACATAAAACATTGAAAATGAGCAAATTAACAAAATTACCGTTAGCATTAAGACGCAAAATAGACTATATAAATGGTGTATCTAAACAAATTAAGGGCCTTGAAAATCTTGTTTACACTTATGATGGCGGAAGCTTTCCATATTGCATTGATGTTGAAAGCATTGATATATCTAATAATTTTGTTTATATATGGGTTAATGCAAATGATACTTATATAGATAGAACCAATGTAACTTATCAAAGATTTAAAATTGACACGTCGAATGATATTTTCGCTAATGAAGATTTAAAACATATTTTAAATGTTATAGCAAAAGAATATAAAAAAGCACTTAAATAAATACTAACTTAAAACAAATAACAAAATGAAAACACAAAACAACAAAACACAAAAAACATTTTCAACCGCTCAAATTTTGCAAATATTATTTGCTTTGATCTTTTTCTTTTATTTCTTAGGTCACGCCTTAATTGCTGCAGCAGCTTAAAAAATTAACTAACTAAACTTAAAACAATGTATACAATACCGAAAAAATTACTTTCAAACGGCAATACCAACGCAAAAACAACAAAAAACGAGCTTAAAACGTTTATACTTTATTTATCACCATATAATCAAAACAGTAAAGGGATAAATATTTGTGTTAAAGCTTCAAAGGGGTGCGCTGCTTCTTGTCTATGGTCTGCTGGTAGAGGTGCCTTTGATAGCGTTAAAAATAGCCGTATAAACAAAACAGAATACTATTTAAACGACAAAAAAACTTTTATAGATCAATTAGCTAAAGAAATTATAACAAAGCATAAAACAGCTCAAAAGAAAGGATACAAAGTAGCTTTTAGACTTAACGGCACCAGCGACCTAGATTTCATTTATTTGCTTAAAAAATACGCTAGTTTAAACGTTGAAACTTTAGAAAATGCAGTATTTTATGATTATACAAAAATTTTGGGCAAAGTAAAAAAATACCTCACTCACAAAAATTACTTTTTGACTTTTTCCAGGGCTGAGGATAACGAAAAAGAAACTTTAGAAGCTTTGAAACTAGGTGCAAACGTTAGCGCAGTTTTTAAGGATAATTTGCCTAAAAAATACAAAGGTTTCAAAGTTATTGATGGTGATAAAAGTGATGATATAATGATAACGGCCAAAAACAGTATTTTAGGATTAAGGGCAAAAGGTAAAGCAAAAAATGATTTTAGTGGGTTTGTAATTAACTAAAAACATAAACAATGGAACTAAAACATAGAAAAAAACTAATAGAATTTTTTATACAAATTAAGGTTAAAAACCGTTTAAGCATTGCAAACGATCTAGAAAAATTAACAAAGGACCGTTTTAAGCATTGGAATTTTCAACATATAGAAACGGAAATAATAAATTACTATTTATCTATTGATGGCACAATAAAAGAAGCTAAGCAAAAAATTAAAGAACTAAAAGAAGACTACTAATGGAAAAAAACAAAAATTATCTAATTACAATAAAATATAGTGACAGTTGGCACCAAAGAATATTTGTAAAAGCTAAAAGAATAAAAGCGACAAACAGCTACAAATATGCAATGGAAAGGCTAAACAGAAGTTTTGCGCAAAGTGTAACGGTTGAACAGTATGAACCAATAAAAAAATAAAATTAATTAAGCTTTTTAGATTAGCATTTAATTTTTATCCCCCTTTAATTAGGGGGTTTTTTTATGGTCTGAATTTATAAAGCGTTGATAGTCAATATAAGTAAGTTTATTTTAGGGCTGGATATAGCGTTTTTTTAGCCCTCAGGTCAATTCTAAGCGAGTTTTACCACCTCAATGGTATACACCCCCCACAAAAAAATAAAAGTCTCTTAAATGAGCTTAAATTTATTATGCGCGCATAGTATTTATACCTACTCTAACGGAAAAAAGGTTGGCTAGGCTATATTCTGTATATTTGTATATGGCAAAGAAGAAAACAATAAAGAGCATACTAGTATTTAGGGAGGATCAGAGTAAATGTATGAATTGGTGTTTAAACAATGGCATTAGAATGCATATAAATCTAGGAGAAGAATACTCTGAATCTGATTACAGAAAAAGAACTGTATGGAAGATTAGGAATCCTTATGAGAAAGGCTTAGTAAAGATAGCAGTCGATAATAATGGCATTCGTTCCTTATCTCCAAAACTGTACACACAAGAAGAAGCTAATATAAAAATATGGGAACTTTACTGCCATTTCTATGACACAAACAATTGATATCTCCAACTGTCTTTTTGACAGCACTATATATAATAGTATATATAAGAAAGAAAAGGGGATTATATATATTATACATACTGTATGTAGAGTATACAGTATATATAAATTATATACATAATATTATGCTATATAATTCTATACATAATAAAGATATATATAATAATTTAGTATACATACTGTATGTATAGATACGTCAACCAGACAGATGAAGCTGTTTAAGATACATAAAACCATAAACCAATTACTATTATATGCCAACAGAAGTTAAACTTATCGTACCAGATTCTCTAGAGGAGGTAACCTTAGGGCAGTACCAACAATATCTAGAGTCTATCAAAGGGTTAGATGAAGAGAAAAATGCCGAAACAATTAATAAGAAGCTTATAGAAGCCTTCTGCGGCATCGAATACGACCTAGTGGACTCTATACCCCTTAGAGACATAGAAAAGCTCTTAGAAGCTCTTAAAATGGCTTTTGAGAGGGATTATGACCATACACTACAGTTTAAGTTATTAGATGTTGATATGGGATTCATTCCTAAACTAGATGATATGAGTCTAGGTGAGTATATAGATTGTGAAAACTATATTGGTGGCTGGGAAGAGATGCATAAAGCTATGGCGGTGTTGTATCGTCCTGTTAATTTTAAGAAAGGAGATAAGTACACAATCGCTCCGTATTCTCCAACTGACGAGATAAGTGAACTTATGAGGGAGACGCCACTAAGTGTAGTAATGGGGTGTACGGTTTTTTTTTATCGTTTAGGGACTCAATTGTCAAAAGCTACTCTGAATTATATGGAGAAAGCGATACAGGAGAACAGTACCAACTCAGCTCTGAAGACGGCTTTGGAGAAAAGTGGGGTTGGTATCAGTCAATTTACGCACTCGCTAAGGGAGATGTCAGAAAGTTTGACGAAGTTACAGCCCTTCCGTTACACCAATGCCTAACGTTTTTGACGTTTGAGAAAGATAAGAATGAACTAGAAGCTAAAATGATTAAGAAACAGCATAATAAATGAAAACATACTACAATCTAATAGATAAACTCTACACTTACTTAAGTGGAAGTCAACTGATCAACACAGTAACATTTGGTGATTTACTAGAGGTAGATTTATCTAAGCAAACTATTTTTCCTCTGGCACATATCGGAATATCTAATATAACCTTTGGTGAATACATTATGACAGCTAGTCTAAATATTATCGTAATGGATATGGTGGATGATGATAAAGATAATAAGTTAGATAAGGTTGACCCACACTTAGGATTAGATAATACTCACGACATTCATAACAGCCTTTTAAATGTTGTTAATGGTCTACAGTCATCACTAAGAAGAGGTGGTCTGTATGATGCTAATTTTGAGATTGAAGGTAATCCACAGGCACAATTGTTTGAAGATAGATTCGAGAACAAAGTAACAGGATGGTCAATGATAGTTAATATTAATATGCCTAATAATGATATGGGCTTAATTAACGCAGACGGAAGCCAATGTCCATAAAAATAAAAAATACTGAATCCTATATGAAGTCCTATTCTGAAAAGTTAGTAGGTCTTCTAAAAAGGGAAATGGCTAGTCCACAGCAAGGCAGAGGCGGTTACGATAACCCAGCTATTGATGCCACAGGTGAGGGTTCTAGAAGTATTAATTTAGTAGATTACGGAAAAGGAGTATTAGAAATAGTAGGTAGGGATTACTTACTAGATGTGGAGCAAGGAACTAAAACAGCAAGTGTAAACGAAATAGCTGAATGGATTATAGCAAAACCAGTAAAGTACGAAACAAAGAGATTCTCGGTAACATTAAGGGACATAAACGATCCAGCTACAAAGAAACTGGCATCAAGGATTACAGAGAAGATAAATCGAGCAGGGACTCGTCCGAACAATTTTATAGAAAGAACAGTAAAGGCGCATCTAAAGAATCTGAAACTAATAGAACCTGTTGTGGCAGATGTAAAAGACAATGTAGAGGAATTACTAAAGGAGGCAGGCTTTAACTTAGATGGCAAAACAATAAAATTTATCTAATGGCAGTAAATAAGCTAAAAAAGATTAACGTAAGAAGTCCATACTACATTACAGTTAGTAAGGCAGAAGAGGCTGACGTAGACCCAACAGAACCAGTTACACAAGAGAGTACTATTACCTGTGGTTCAACTACGCAGATAGGTGTAGATGTAGGTACTAGAACATTTAAGATTTCTACTACTGGTAGAGAATTAGGTGATTTTACAATTTCTTTCTCTGGCATCAAAACACCTATAAAATACAGAATAGGTCATTCTGCTAATATGCCTTCATATTCTACAGCAGGTTTAGATTCATACGCTCAAGAATGGAATATTGCTACAGGAGAGAGTCCTACGCTTTCAGATTACATTCAAAACCCTAACGGTATTTCAGCAACAGCTGCATATACTTCAACGCAAAGTGACATAGATTTATATGGTGAAGATATTCAGTTAGAAATACAACAACCTATTATAACAGAAGATTATTCGTTCTCACTATCCTGTCCAGCACTAGCTGAAGATACAGTGCCAGTAGATAATGGATTTGTAGTAATTATATCGCTAACTAAAAATAATGGTGTCCACCCATTTGCCGCAGCAAATACATTGAGTGTTAATGGTACTCAATTAGGTGGTTTACCTACTGGGTCTATAGAAGATACAGATAGATATATTATGACTGACCAAACTCCAAACTTAAGACCTCAAAATGATAATAACTTCCTTAATAGAAATGAATTTGGAACACGGCTTAATTTCTTCGAAAACGAAACCGCTGGAAGCAATGTATCAATATTTTATAAACCAGAAAATATAATAAGCTCTGGTATAAATGAATTAAAAATAGAAAATACAAGTCTAAGTTCATTGTCGGCAGCTACAATGACACTAAATATTACTAGACATCCAGTGCAAAATATATCTGGTACTAACTATATCTTAGGAAGTGCTGATGGAGTTACTTTAGAAAGATTATTAGTTAATGTTAATCTAGCTAAAGGAGATAGTTTTGATATGACATTTAGAGGAAGTAATTCTGTTGAATTAGAAGGCTTACTAGCATTTAAGACATTTGCTGCATTCTCTGGAACTACTGATTGGGATGAGGGTGCTATTGGTGGGGGAGCTGAAACAGTAGAAATACCTATAATATCAATACCAATAAATCCAATTTAATATGGCAGAATTAACTAAAGCAAAACTAGAACTATATATATATGGTGGAGATTTTAATAACGTTCCAGATACGCCAGAATATACATTAACTAAATCTAAGTTAAGTGGTGATGATACAATAACATTTGAAGTATCTGAACTTATAAAGGATTATGTTGATATAGAATTTGATGGTAATTATGAGGGTATAAAACAAACTAAATGGGTATTTTATCGAGTTACAAGAACTTATGACGATTCTACTACAGATACTTTTACAGAGAAAGGAATAGCATTTAGAGGTTATGGTAGTATTACTGATGGAATCAATCCAGAATTATCTAAGCACGTTATGATGTCTAATACCGTAGTAAATAATTACTGCGGTCAACCTATTAGTATTCCTTACTATACTGGAGATAACGGAACTAAGAAAATACAATATAAGCAGGACACTACTTCTTTAGATGTTGTTGCAAAAGGTAATGCCAGTCTCTACACAATAGACCAAACAACTAGATTAAATCCATTAGCAATAGACATTGTAACTATAGATAAGACAGCTTCTGTTGTTGCTAATTCAGACGATAGCTCTGGTGTAGATGAAATACCAGTAAATACAAACATAGTAGAATTTACATTTGAAGATGGTACAACAAAAACAATATCAGTAGAATGTATTGATGAGTGTAAAAATATTCCTCGTAAGGTTTCATTTATCAATAAATTTGGTGCTATGCAGGATATTTGGTTCTTTGCTAAACGTAAAGATACTATGACCGCTGAAAGAGATCAATATAAGAAAACTACACTTAAAACAGGTTCTGGGAATGCTTCTTATAACATTTCAGATCACCAAAGAGTTTATTTAGAGAATCAAGGTAGAGAAGTTATCACTATGAATACTGGATTCATTCACCCTAGCTATAATGAGGTGATAAAACAACTTCTAGTTTCAGAATTTGTATATATTCACGATGGACGGAGACAAAGCCCTACTAACGGTAAATACGATTTAGCTGTACCGATAAATGTAGTAACTAGCTCACTAGATATAAAAACACAAAGAAATGATAAGCTAATTAATTACGAATTACAATTTGAGATGGATTCTGAATTTATACAAAGTGTTCGTTAATGAGACAGGTACAGATATACTTAAAAGGTCTAGATGCCTCTGGTAACCTTAAAGATTTTAGATTAGATTTATATAAAGACGAATCTATAGAAGTTACCTCATCTATTAAGCAAGCTAAGGATATTGGAACGATATATTCCGATTTTACTCAATCATTCACAGTACCTGCTTCATCTAATAACAATAAAGTATTTAAGCACTTTTATAAATTTGATATATCTACTGGATTCTTTGATGCTAGGCTTAGACAGGATGCTTTTATCGAAATAAATAGCCTTCCTTACAGAAAAGGTAAATTATTCCTTAGTTCTGTAAATATGAAGAACAATAAACCTATGTTCTATAAAATAGTATTCTATGGTAGTGTTGCTTCATTGAAGGATATATTTAGAGATGATTTACTATCATCATTAGATTTCTCTGACTTCCATCACGACTTTGATTACACAGAAATTAAGACTATATTTAAAAACGGTAAAACAGTTGACGGAGATTCTGAAGCCTTAATATACCCACTTATAACGTCAAAGAAAAGGTTATTCTACGATGACACTATTGGTAACACAGACGAAGAAAACTTTGATGGCAACTTATATATACCGTCAACAGGAAATGATATAGACAGATATCATAAAAGAGGTATCTCACAGTACGATTTAAAACCCGCTATAAAGATATATCAGCTTATAAAATTGATAGAAGAGAAGTACGATATAGTGCTTATTCCTAATGATACTTCTGGAACTAAAGATTTCTTATCTAAGCATAACGAAGCTATTACGAATCTATATATGTGGATGAGTGCTAAGGCTGGTAATATATATGGTGAAGAGGGTGAGGAGGATTATGCTTTTAAGAATATAGCAACTGGATACACCGACTTCAACAGTCCTGTTGTAGATAACGTTGACTACGGTTTCTTTTATGTTAGCGGTGATGACGATGAAATAATTAACGTAGAATCTGTATACGATCATCAAAATGAATTTTTTGCTGCTAGTTTTTACGGAGACAACGAAGACGGAAGAATTAGATTTTATGTTAGGGTTGTACCTTCTTCTGGTGAAGAAAATATAAATTACAGAGTTAAATTAGTAGATATTGATACAGGAAATGTTCAAGTATCCTCTGGAAAAGGAACGTATAACTGTATATTCAATTTACCAGTATTAGCTGCTGGTGATGATGCTAAAAGATATAAAATAGAATTCTCTTCTCAGACAGCTATGACGAACACTCGTATTAAACCAGCTATATATAGAAAAAATATAGGTGCTAATAACCAAGAAGAGATGTTTAATTCAACTTCTTTCGATACAGATGTTTCTAAAGTATTTATAAACGAGCAAATACCAGAGATTAAGATAATAGATTTCTTAAATGGACTGTTTAAGATGTTTAACCTAGTGGCTTACATTATAGAAGACGAAACTGACTCAGAATACAGCACTAGTACTACTAAAAGAGTAGGCACTCCGAATGCAGTTAAAATTATGACTTATGATGACTACTATGCGGATGCTGTAAATAATAATTCTAATGGCATTATAGATGTAACTAAGTACATAGATGTTTCTACACACGATGTAGATACAATACTTCCATTTAGAGAGATTAACTTTGAGTATGAAGAGACAGATATCATCTTAATCGAACAGCACAAGAAGATATCTAATGGTAAAATATTTGGTAACGCAAATAATGTAATAGAGTCTGAATTTGGTCAATTCTTTCATAAAGATGTATATGACATAGAAGTACCTTTCTCTCACTTTAAGTATGAGCGAATATTAGGAACTGATATACAATGGGGATATGCCGCAGGAGGTAGTTTTAGCACTACTGCTGCTAATTACTCAAATACCAACAATATTGTTGCTCCAAAAGGTAATTATGATCCAGAAGATGTAAAGCCATTACTGTTTTATGGAATAAAAACAACAACTACAGACCTCATTAACTTTAACGATACTATAGATGATGTAGAGGCTGTATCGACTTATTTTAGACCTTCTAATGGTAATGAGGATTCATCTGTATCAGATGATATTGATGATGTTAATTTATTAGCGACATATTATCTTAACTTCGGTATAGACCTAGATGAATGGTCTGGAGCTGTAGCTTTAAATTCACTTTATGGTTTATTCTATAGAAACTTTATTAAGATGATTTTAGAGCAAACGAAGAGAATGCATCAATTTGAAGCATTCCTTCCTCCTAGTTTTATTGTAAATTATAAGCTCAACGATCAACTTAAGATACAAGATACTGTATATAGGATTAATTCATTAGAGATAAATCTAACTACAGGAAAGAGTAGTTTAGAACTGATAAACCTTAATTCAGACGAAATCATATAATGATAAAAGATATATTAGACTTACTTAATTCTAGTGACTGGTACAGTGTATCAGAAGATATAGATATTGCCAAAGGTAAATATAAGGCTGTGGGTAATTTCACAGAAATGAAACAATCAATAAAACGTAGTTACTATGGCGCAAGAAATTCTAGTTAGTATTAACGTAAACTCTGGTGCAGCAGAAGTAAAAGTTGATAAGTTAAATAAAGCTACTAAAGACCTTAGTAAGACATTTATTGTTAACCAAAAAGCATTAGCTTCTCAAAAAGGAGAGTCTAAACTAGCAGCTATAGAGCAAAAGAGGCTGTCTTATGAAATGCAGAATGCAGGTAAGATAGCAGCTACTTATGAGATTGCCACCAATAAAGCCACTAAAGGAACTAAACAATTTAGAACACAGGTTGGTCTAAATAATGCCATCCTACAGGAAGCAGGTAGAGCCGCTTCTGATTTACGTTTTGGGTTTAATGGTGTTGCTAACAACGTTGGTCAGTTAGCTAGTTTATTTGGAGCATTGATAAACACTAGTGATAATGTAGTAACGTCTTTTAAGAACTTAGGTAAATCTTTATTAGGCACTGGAGGTGTTCTTATTGCTGTACAATTACTCATCGCTTATGCAGATCAGATTTATGCTTTCTTTTCTGGCGTTTCGGTATCTGCTCAAAAAACAAAAAAAGCATTTGAAGATTTAGAGAAATCAGTACAAGGTCAAAGAGAAGAACTTCTAGGGTATGTAGAGGTTTTAAGAACTTATGGAATCGCTGAAGAAACTAGATATAATGCCTTAAAAGAATTAGAAGAAGTTGTTCCTAATTTAACTAAGAATAATAATGACCAAAAAATATCATTAGAAGAACTTACTCTAGAGGTTGAGGAATATATAAAACAACAAAGACTTAGGGCGCAATTAGACGCCTTAATTTCTAGCAATGGAGAATTGTTTGCTGAAAGGGAGAAAATAAGGCAAATACAGGCTAGACTAGATGCCACAAATATTCAAGAAGAGCAAGAACAAATATTTAAAAGCAGTGCATCATTTCTTCAAACCTTATCTCTTATTAGTGAAAAGGTGGCTATAGCTATAGCTACTCCAATAGAGAAGCAAGATGGAAAATTTAACTACGCAGACTTCTTTAGAGATATATCAAAAGATGTAGTGGATGAATATGATCTTCTTGTATCTCAAATAGTTGGCATAGAGAAAAAACTAAAAAAAGATAGGGATGAAGAGCAAAGAAATCAGGGTAATTTTAGAGTAAATTTTGACAGAGAGGCTACTTTTAGATTATACAAGACTAGAGAAAAAGAATTTGACAAATACGCAGAAAGAGCATTAAGAAAGGAGCTTTCGTTGATAGAAAGGTCTGAAATCCAGAAGCTTGATTTAGAAAAACAATTTAGATTAAGGAGCTTAAAAGCAGAGGCTGATAGGGTTTTTGAGTCTGAATCAATAAAATTTAGAGAATACTTAAAAGACATATCTTTAAGAAAAGATAATCTAATAAAAAGAGTTAACGAGAAAAAAGAAGAGTTATTACTAGAAGCAAAAACGGAAGCTCAAAAAGAAGATATAAGAAATAAATCCAATTCCAAAATAGTACAAATAAATTCAGAATTTAGAAAGGCTTTGCTAGATGCTGATGAGAAATATGTTAACTTCTTAAACAGAACTAAAGGCAGTTTTGAAGAAAACGCACAGGCTATTATAGATTCTTATGGAAGGATTCAAGACGAGCTTACAGATAGGCAAATATTAGATGACTTAAAAATGTTTGCTGATGAATCTATAAAGGGTATACAAGATAGAATAAAATTTGAGAGGAAATATTCTAGAGAAAAAAGCACTCAATTACAATCAGAGCAAAAATTATTAGATTCTGTATTCAAACAGGATTTAGCTAATTTAAACGCAAAAATAGATAGAGCTAAGATTGATGGAGATGCCTACGAAGGATTAATTCAGAGAAAGATAAATCTAGAGAAGACCTACGGTGAAGAAACAAAAAGAATAGCTAGGGAAACAGATGATGCTGTTTTTGCCTCTAAACTACAACTAGCTAGTAGTATTGCCGATATAATGGAGGAATCATCTAGACTCGCTAAAGAGGGTTCTGACTTACAAAAAGCTCTTTCCCTTACGGCTATTGCCGCAAACACTTCTGTTAGTATGATTCAAGGATTTAGGTTAGCACAGGAAGCATCTCAAGGTACTGGACCAGCAGCCCCTTTTATAGCGGCAGCAACATATGCGGCTCAAATAGCGACACTACTTTCTGCGGTAAATCAAGCAAAATCAATATTAAGTAGTGGAGATGTATCTGGAATAAGTTCTTCAGTCAACGTACAAGCACCAGCATTTAATGTAGTTGGAGCATCACCATTAGATTTGCTTATGGTGGATATATCTGGAAAATTAGATAAACCGATACCTACTTACCTTACCGTAAAAGGAGCTATAAAAACTCTAGACGAATATTACAGAAACGTAAGAACAGGATCAAATAGTAATTAATTATGAGAATAGTAGAATTAGTAATTGACGAAGACGCTTTACACTCTGGCATTGAAGCTATAAGTATTGTTGACCGTCCTGCGATAGAAGAGAACTTCATTGCATTGTCGAAAGAACACAAACTGGAACTAGCAGAAGTAGATAAGGAGAAAAGAATCCTTATGGGAGCTGCGCTAGTGCCAAACAAAAACATCTACCGTCAAAGCGAAGAGGAAGAGTACTACATTTACTTTTCGGAAGACACAGTTCGTAAAGCATCTGAATTATTCCTTATGCGAGGTAACCAAAACAAATCTACCTTAGAACACGAGGCAGAACTTAACGGTTTATCTGTTGTTGAGTCTTGGATTATCGAGGATGAAACCCACGATAAATCTAGAAAGTATGATATGGAATTACCAGTAGGAACGTGGATGGTATCTATGAAGGTTAATAATGATGAGGTATGGAATGATTACGTTAAGACTGGTAAGGTAAAAGGATTCTCTATTGAGGGTTACTTTACAGATAAGATAAATATGTCTAGTGAATTTGTATCTGAACAGGAAGCAAAAGAAATACTAGAAGAAGTATTTGACCACTTAAGAAATGAGAAGCTAAAACTAAAGTCTTACGCTGACTACCCAGAATCTGTTTCTAATAATGCTAAGAGAGCATTGAAGTGGGCAGAAGAGAATGGATGGGGAAGCTGTGGAACTGCTGTAGGTAAGCGCAGAGCGAACCAATTAGCATCTAGACAGGCAATCACAGTATCAACGATTAAAAGGATGAAAAGCTTCCTAGCTCGTCACGCAGGTGACCTAAAAACATCTAAATCTTATGGAGACGGATGTGGTAAACTTATGTACGATGCTTGGGGTGGTAAATCCGCTTTAAGATGGGCAGAATCAAAACTAAATTCATTAGAACTAGCAGAAATAGACGAAGATGGAAAAGTCAATCCTTCAAAGAAAGCACCGAAGTCTGACACACCAAACAAATCGCCAAAAGGCAAAGGAAGTGCAAAAGGTAGTGCTAAGGGTAAGACAGGAGCTAAAGTATCAGCGCAGGATCGTAAGACTCTACAGAAGAAAGCTGATTCCTTCAATGAGCAGTACAAAGATAAGCTCGGCTATGGGGTTACTGTCGGTATGTTGGCTAGTGTTTATCAAAGGGGACTTGGTGCGTTCAATACGAGCCACTCGCCTAAAGTAAAGTCTGCTAAACAGTGGGGGCAAGCTAGAGTCAATGCCTTCTTATACCTAGTAAGAAAGGGTAAACCACAAAACCCAAAGTACACTACAGACTATGATTTGTTACCTAGTAAACATCCTAAATCTCCTAAGAAGTGAGAAAAAGAAAAAACTATACATACAGTAGAACTAGCCCAAAAGGAGCTAAACGAGGTTGCTTATGCCCAGATGGTACATATTCATCAAAATGTTGTGATGGAAGTCTACAGGCACAGGGAATAGGAAGTATAACGAGGGGAAATTTCTTCTTATATACTGAAGAAGGAGAGATATTCATACAAGAAAATAACAGTAAATTATATCAATAATGGCAGACAAAAAGATAAGTCAATTAACAGCAATAACAGCATCTAACATTACAGGTAGCGAAGATATACCTTTAGTGCAAACAGGTACTACTAAAAAAACATCACTAACAGATGTACAGCACTACATTATAAACCATTTAGACCCTACTACACTTACGGTAACTGATGGTGAAACTTATGACTTAGGTGCTGCTATTTATGATGAAGCAGAACTTATTGTATTGTCTTGGAGCGGTGGAGCAGGAACGGCTACTTTGACTTTACCCGATGTAACAGCAAGTAAAAACCTCAACCGTACTAAGCGTTTTATAACGGACTCTACATTTAGTAATTCTACACACGCCAATCTTACGCCTTACGGTTCACAAAATTTAGATGGTGATAATAGTGAATTTGACTTAAATAGAGCATACGAAGGTATTAAGATATGGGGAAATGGTACAGAATGGTTTATCATTCAACAGAAAGCATAAGGAGTTGAAAATGTAACACAATGAATTTTAATCGTTAATTATATAAATTTTTAGTAAAATGAGCAAATCAACCGAAATTCTTAATGAGATTTTACAGAAGCTCTCTCTACTTACTAAGGAAGATGAATTAGCACAAGGTGTCGAGGAACTCGATGTCGTTGCTGAAGAACTTTCTACAGAAGAAGAGGAAGCTCCTGCCGAGCAAGAAGCTCCTGCTGAAGAAGCGTCTGAAGAACTATCTGAAGAAGCTGTAGAAGCAGAAGAAGAAACTCAATTAATGGAGGGTTATGTTACTGAAGAGGCATTCGCATCTAAGATGGCTGAAATGGAAGCTAAAATGGCTGAAATGGCAAAAATGTTAGATGAGGAAATGGGCTACAAACAGAAGTCTGAAGAACTTAGTTCTCAGTTAGAAAAGCTATCTGAACAGCCTGCTGCTGAAGCAATAGAGCATACTCCAGAAGCTGCTACCGAAAAGAAACCTGTTTACAACTTCGGAATGCAGAGACCACAAAACACTTTAGACAGGGTATTTAATCGCTTAACCAATAAATAAAAAATGGCAACTACAACTTCAATTACTTCAACTTACGCTGGGGAGTTTGCAGGGCAATATGTCGCTGCTGCTTTACTAGAAGCTAATACCCTCGCACAGGGTGGTATTACCGTAAAACCAAATGTAAAGTTCAAAGAGGTTCTTAAGAAAGTATCTGTTGACGATATCGTTAAAGATGCTTCTTGTGATTTCGATGCAACTTCTACAATCACTTTAACTGAAAAAATTCTTCAGCCAGAAGAGCAGCAAGTAAACTTACAAATCTGTAAGAAAGACTTCGTATCTGACTGGGAAGCTATCCAAATGGGATATTCAGCTTACCACAATGTACCTCCTAGCTTTGCAGACTTTATCTTAGGATATGTTGCTGCTAAAGTAGCAGAGCGTACTGAAAAATCAATCTGGGCAGGCTCTACAGCTACTAACGGACAATTCGATGGGTTCTCTACTTTATTAGCTGCTGATGCTGACTTACCTGCTGGACAGGAAGTAGCAGGAACTACTGTAACTTCTGCTAACGTAATTGCTGAATTAGGAAAAATCGTTGATGCGATTCCTTCTTCTTTATACGGATCTGAAGATTTATTTATCTATGTATCTCAAAACATCGCAAGAGCTTATGTTAGAGCTTTAGGAGGATTTGCTTCTATTACTCAGCAAAATGCTGCTGAAGATGAGAATGTAGGTATCGCTTCTATCGGTGCTAACGGTGTTGGTGGACAAGGTACTATGCACTGGCAAGGTGGTGGTCTTTCTTTTGACGGAGTAAAACTCTTCGTTGCAAACGGATTGGCTGACAACGATGCTATCGCTACTACTAAATCTAACCTATTCTTTGGAACTGGCTTAATCGCTGATCACAACGAAGTTAAATTGTTAGATATGGCTGACTTAGACGGTTCTCAAAATGCTCGTATCGTTATGCGCTTTACTGCTGGTGTGCAGTATGCTAGCGTAGAAGATATCGTGACTTACGGAATCCCTAACTCTGCTAACTAATAATAAATAATAATTAAGAATAGGGTAGGTGAGCCGAGTGCCTACCTGCCCTTTTTCTAATCTAAAAACTAAAAACTATGTCTTGTACTTTAACTCGATCTCGTGCAGAAGCCTGTAAGGACACAGTTGCTGGTATCAAAAGAGTCTACTTTATAGACTTTGGAGGTATGGGAACTGTAACCACTGGCAGTAATGACGAGGTAACAAATATGACTGGTGATGCTAACAATGCAATCACTTTACATACATACGAAGTGAAAGGTAATAACTCATTTGAGACAACTATAAACTCTTCTAGGGAGAATGGTACTGTATTTTATGAGCAAACGCTAAACATCACTTTGAAAAAGCTAACTAAAGAAGACCACAAAGAATTGAAATTATTGGCAGCAGGAAGACCTCACGTCTTAATCGTTGACCAGAATGACAATATATTCTTAATGGGTAAAGAAAATGGTGCTGATGTAACTGCTGGTACTGTTTCTACTGGAAACGCTTTAGGTGACTTTAATGGTTACAACCTAACCTTTACAGCTCAAGAGGTGTCTCCACCAAACTTTGTTGAAACTGGAGGAGTAGGTTCAGTAGACTACCCATTAGATTTAATGGAAGGTGTAGCTGGTGAAGCTGGAACTGTAACAGTAGGTACTCCAACCGCTGTATAATAACAATCAACGTTACTTAAAAAGGGTGTACATTTGTACGCCCTTTTTTTGTATATTGAAACAAAATACATCCATTTAGTTATTTAGGTATGCAAATACTGACAACATCAACAGATAATCAGTCTATTAAGATTGTGCCGAGAAAGGACGTTTCTAGCCCTACTCTTACGGTTACTGATAAGATTAAGCGCACTACTTCTACTATATCGGTTACTAAAACGAATGATGGAGACTATATGGTGCTTACTGGTGCGTTTTCTCTGAAGGAGGGTAGTCAATACTCATTTAGAGTTAAAGATGGCTCTACGGAGATATATAGAGGCTTAATATTCTGCACAGATCAAATTGACTTAGATAAATACTTTATCAATAAAGACGAATATGTAACGCAAGATAGTTACGATAATGACTTTGTAATATTATAATGGAAGAAAAGAATATAGAAAGGGTTAAAGATGCTGTTCACGTTATGAACTTATCTTCATATACAGCTCCCCCAGTAATCGAAAATACTAGATATGATTGGGTAGAATACGGTGAAGATAATAACTATTTTCAGTATCTAATAGACCGATACAATGGCTCTCCTACGAACAATGCTGCTATCAATGGCATTTCCGAGATGATTTACGGAAGAGGAACCAGAGGCTTATGCTAATATGAGAAGTCTGTTCGATAAGGAGTGTATGAAAAAGATTACATACGACTACAAAATGATGGGACAGGCTGCATTGCAGGTTATCTATAGCAAAGATCATTCTAGAATTGTAGAGGCAAGACATATTCCAATCGAAACCTTAAGAGCAGAGAAAGCTACTATTGGAAACGTTAAGGCATATTACTATCATCCAAATTGGAGCGATATGCGAAGAGATGAGAAGCCTAAACGTATTCCAGCATTCGGAACGTCTAAAGAGGGCTTAGAGATACTCTATATTCGTCCATACAAGGCAGGATTCTATTACTACAGTCCTGTAGACTATCAAGGTGGTTTACAATACGCAGAATTAGAGGAAGAGATTGCTAATTATCATATCAATAATATACAGAACGGGTTACAGCCTAGTATGTTAATTAACTTCAATAATGGTACTCCGAATAAAGAGCAAAGAGATGAGATTGAAAGAGCAATCTATGATAAATTCTCTGGCACTTCAAACGCAGGTAGATTTATATTAGCATTTAACGATAGTAAGGAGTTAGCGGCATCTATAGAGCCTGTAATGCTTAATGATGCTCACCAGCAGTACCAGTTCCTTTCTGATGAAAGTATGAAGAAGGTAATGGTGTCTCACCGTATTGTATCACCTATGTTGGTTGGTATTAAGGATCAAACTGGTTTAGGTAACAATGCACAGGAATTAGAGACTGCTTCTATCCTTATGGATAATACGGTTATTCGTCCAATGCAGGTAACTATCATTGATGGATTACAGAAGATACTAGAGTACAACGAAATTGAATTAGACTTATACTTCCAGACTCTACAGCCACTAGAATTTACTGATTTGACTAACGCTATGACTGATGCCGAAGTTGAAAAAGAAACTGGTGTAAAACCATCACAGGTCCAGAGAGAGGAAGAGATTAACGAAGAAAACGAAGAATAATGGCTACAGCACTGTTTATTAAGAGGGATGATCTGGTAAAGAATACTGCTTTAAGTGGTAATGTAGATACAGATAAATTTATTCACTTCATCAAACTAGCACAGGAAATACATATTAGAAATTACTTAGGTAGTGATTTATATGATAAAATTAGTAACGACATTATTGCAAATAATCTCACAGGAGATTACTTATCTTTGGTCAATGATTATATACAGGATATGCTCATCCATTTTGCGATGGCAGAGTATCTTCCATTTGCTGCTTATACAGTATCAAACGGTGGGGTTCATAAGCACTCTAGTGAAAGCAGTCAAATTGCTTCTAAGAGTGAGATTGACCAATTGATTGCAAAGGAGAGAGATTATGCCGATTACTATACAAATCGTTTTATAGATTATATGAGCTTCAATGCTCCTAGTAAGTTTCCAGAATATTACAGTAATAATAATGAAGAGATTTATCCAGATAAAGAATCTGGTTTTAGCGGATGGGTACTATAAAAAAGAAGAGAGATTTAAGTAATTATAAACCGAAACAAAAGAACGAAATAAGGCTTACAAGTTACCTTAGCAATACTAGAGGTGACTTTAAACCAAGTCAAAAAGACAAATAAAAATTATGGCATCAGAAAATTTAATTGTAGGATCAGCAGCAAACGCTAACGATGGAGATACGCTAAGGGCTGCGTTTATAAAGGTAAAAAAGATGTTTGCCGAGGTATACGGACAAACTTATTCAGAACAAGGTGATTTATCTGGGACTGAACTTGGTATTGACCACGGTCAACTAGCAGATAGATACACAGAAGAGGTATCAATTACTACTTATAACGGTACGGTAAATTTTGATTGCAGTTTAGGTAGCACATTCAAATTAGGTGATGATATAGATGGTGCTTACACTATTAAACTAATAAATTACAAACTTGGTCAGATTGTAAGCATATATCCTGTAACAGGCAACCAAACATTAAACCTAGATGCAGGTACAGGAACTTCTGTATTTAACAAGATAGGTGGTGTTGATTATGAAGATGATGGCACTTCAGATAATATTATTCAAATTGAATGTGTAGATGATGATGCAGCAGACCCTGTTTTCTTTTACAGTATTGCAACCTACGCAAGTGATAAGTCTGATATATAAAATGTAATATATGTTTAACAGAAGATTCTTAAAACCATACGCAGCAGCAGCAGTAGATTTAACACTTGAATACCTTGTCGTTGGAGGCGGAGGCGGAGCTGGAGGTGGCTCTGCAGGAGCTGGTGGTGGAGGCGGTGCAGGTGGTTA